ATCAGCCCGAGCCGAGAGATCGCATCGTTCGTGCGCTCGATCTGGTCGGCATCCTGCTCGGAGACGACGACACCAAAGGCGAGGACGTCCTCCGTCGCCTGGCGCAGCGTCGCGGTGTCGATCCGGCTCATGGCGATCGAGCCTTCTTCGCCGAAGAGCTGGCCCGCGACAGCCGCACGTTCGGCGGCGGGCACGAAGCTCTCGATGGCGGCGTTGATCGCACCCACGCGCTGGTCCAGCGGCAGGGCGATCAGCTCGTTGGCGGAAAGGCCCAGCCGGTCGAGCGCGTCGGCCGCGGGTCCGGTCCCCGCGGCCGCCTGACTGAGGCGACGCGTCAGATCCTTCGTGGCCTGTTCGATGCCGGACATCGACACGCCCGCAAGTTCCCCCGCGCGCTCCAGCGTCTGGATCGAGGCGACGGTGGTGCCGAGGGACTGGGCGAGCTTGGCCTGTGCATCGACGGTCTGCAGCCCGGACCGGATCATCGCCACGCCAGCGGCGGCGGCGGCCGCCACGGCAGCAGCGGCAGCGACCCGGACCCGGCGGGAAAACGCAGCGAGCCGGGCGTTGGCCGCTTCCATCTCCCGGCTCAGCCGTCCGAAGCCGCGCGACCCAGCTTCGCCGACACCTTCCAGTTCGGCGCGCACCTGCCGTCCACCCACGGCCGCGAGGCGGACGCTAACCCGTTTTTCCGCCATCGGAGTGATCCATCTGTTCGTTGAGTTTGGCGACCATCACCGCTTCGATGACGGGCAGCAGTTCGGCCATGGCGAGCGATGGCACGCCGAGCGCGTCACCGAGCGCCAGCGCCGCAGTCATGTCCCAGCCAATCACTGCGCCGGGCAGGACGCGCAGCTGGCCTCCGAGGCGGCCGACCAGGTCCCAGACCTGCCAACCCTCCGGAGTTTCCGGACGGTTCAGCCGCGCCGGGCAGTTCGGGCAGGCTTGCGTGCAGGCTTCGCAGTAGCGCTCGCCCCCGCCGAAGGACCATTCGGCGAGAGCGCGGAGACGTTTTTTTCCTGCTCCAGCAGCAGGCCCTTCGAGACGTAGGTCAGTTGGAAAGCCTCGAAGATCGGCCAGACATCGAGCAGCGCGTCGATGGCCTCGGGCCTTGGGTCGATGGAATTGCCGTCGGTGTCGCCGATGCCCTCCCAGGCGAGCACGGCCCGCCGCGCGAGCGCCTTGGCGAAGGCGACGGCGCGCTCCTCGTCGGAGGCGTCCTCGGGTACCGCCTCGACGGCAGGATCGCTGCGCGTGGCGACCATCAGCGCGGTGGTGAGCGGGCGCAGTTGCACCCGGACGCCGGGCGCGAGGTCATGCCAGCGCGGCGCGTTCGTCAGATCGAGCGTCAGCATCAATAGGTCTCCACGTCGTTCACGAGGGTGGCGGTGCACATCCGGCCGACGACGCTGTCGCGCGCGGCCTGCCAGTCGAAGGTCGCCTGCACGCCCTGTGGCCCGGAAATCTCGATGCGCGGGCGCGGCAGGTAGACGGCGTGCACGGTGAAGGTGAAGCTCTCGCCCGAGGGCAAGACATAGGCGAACTCCATCTCGCAGGCCTCGCCATTGATCGCCTGCGTCACCAGCGTCTGGTCGGCGAAGCGCACCTCGATCCGACCGGTCAGCGCCGCGATAGACGGGTCGGCCCCATCGATGCGGCCGTCGCTCCGGATGGTCTCGATCCGGTCGAGGTTGTTGGCGTAGGTGATCTCGGCAGAGACGACGTTGCCGAGGGCCGAACCGTTGCGCGTGATCGACCCGTTGAAATGGCCGAAGCGCTTCAGCTCCAGCGCGGCGGGAGGTGAGGCGGGTGCGCCGAACGCGCTGGTTGTCGTGCCCACCGTCTCGCCCTGCGCAACCAGCCGCGCGGTTGCCGTCAGCAGGCCCGAGCGCTGCATCTGCCAGGTGATCTGGTCGAGCACGCAGCCCGAGTACATCGCGTAGCGCGGCACCTCCGGCATGCCGGTCTCGATCGACATGCTGGGCAGCGTCCATGACCCCGACTGGAACTCGTGGGTGTACGGCGCCTCCGCGCCCGTGGTCGTGGGTGTTCCGAATGCCGCCTTCAGCCAGAAGCCGAAGGCCTCTGCGTCGAGCGGCACGACGACGTCGCCATCGGCCGTCACCGCGTCCTTGATAGGCGCCAGTGGATCGCGGCCGTAACCGAGCAGCTCGGAGTTGAGGAGCGGCTGCTCCGCACCGAGCGAGGTGCTGGCGAAAGGCATGCGGGTGAAGCTGCTCGCGGGCGGCGTTCCATAGGTCGTCTCGAACGCAAGCGCCATCAGCGCCCGCGCCCCCTGGGCTCGTGCCATGGTGTTCTCCTCGGGTTGTCGGGATCAGCCGAGCGGATCGGCCGTGGAATAGTGCAGCACGACCGGGATGACAGCGGCCTTCAGGCTGGCCGCGCCCTCGACCGGCAGATCAACCGGGCGCGGCGCTTCCGCCGCGACCCAGTCGCAAAGCCCACCGAGCGTGCGGTCGGCGGCGAGTGCTGCGCCGAGGCTGGCGCAGAGCGTGTCGAAGGTGGCGTCACGGTCAGCGCCCTGAACGACAGCCTCGATCTCAGCGCGGTGCTGGTAGTGGTAGGCCAGTGGCGACAGCGTCACCTCGGGCTCCCCCGGCTCGCCGTCACGCAGGATCAGTAGGCCACCGGCCTGAACGCGCTCGGGCAGCACCTCGCCGCGCAGGGCGGTCGCGGGCAGCGCTGAGAGCCGCGCGTGCAGCGCGGCGAGGATGGTTTCGCGTGGGGTGGGCATCCCGATCCGTCCTCGGCAGTCATTGCGCACGCGGTTCTGTTCTAGCGCCGGGCAAAAAGTGACGATACGGTCACGGCATGTGCAATGCCGTAGCCAGATTTTGTAGTCGAGGTCGTAGATGACGGCCTACACTGACTTCAGAAATTCCATTGCTTCGGCGAATAGCCTCACGGAGATGTACAAGGAGCTTCGCAGAAGTCGCGGTCTTGGGCAGCGCGGCCGTCTGACGGCAGAGAATGAGGATCTGCTTTGGCTGCCTCGGTCTGCGATAGTTATCTCGATCTCAGCTCTTGATGCTTATGTGCATGCGGTTCTGTATGAACGCATCCCGACCGTGATCAGTACAGGAACCCTGCCTGATCCATTGGCTAAAGCGCTGTCCTCCATTATGCCGATCAAGGACGCGAATACTTTCCGTGATGCACTGCCGATTATAACTTCTGCAGCACCCCAAGGAGAACTCGCCACAAGGCTTCGCACAAAGACGCTGGAGTTTTTGTCCTATCAGGCACCCGAAAAAATCCAGGGGGCTTATGAAATGATCGGACACGATAGTGTATTCGCATCTGTCTCGGCGCTTTGGCCCGGACCCAACAGTACCGAAGATGATCTAAAACGCATTCTCGCGAATTACGTGAAGCGGAGAAACCAGATCGCACATGAGGGAGACCGAGAGGCAAACGGCACCGTGCGCCACATCCAGCCCCAGTATGCTGACAAGGTTGCGAGCTTCGTCCAGAACCTTGTCAACAGGCTCAATCGAATTGTCTATCCGAATGAAGTCATCGAGGAAGCCTGACCGTTTTGGAGATGCGATCATGGGAGTTGGAACTTCGGCTGCAACAAGCTGGCTATCACCTCGTTTCTAACCATTTCGCCACGATCAGCCCCGGCACGCTGTCCAGCGCCCGGTTCGCATCCCGCGCGAGGTCCAGCCGCTTCGGCAGCTTGACCTGTGGCACAAGCAGGAAGATCGGCGCGGTGACCTTGCCGCGCCCGGTCTTCGAGCGTGACACGACCGCCTGACCCTTCGTGTTCAGCCGTCCCTCCGCTACCAGCAGGCTGGGGCCCATCCGGCGATAGACGAAGCGCAGGCGCAGACCGCGTCGCCGTTCCCATTCACCGGGCGTGATCCTGCCACCGCGGAGGGACTTGCCGGCGGCGGGTAGCGGGATCGCCAGCCAGAACCCGTCTTTGGAGCGGATCAGCGGCCCCGAGTCATGCGCGCCGACGATCACCGGAGCCTTCGACCAGACCAGCGCCGCGGCATCGAGGCTTTCGCCCGACCTCGGGAAGTTCTGGCTCCGGATCGAGTTGGCCAGCCGGGGGCCGAGCCCCGCGCCGGTGATCTGCAACCGCCAGGCCGACTTCAGCCCGGTCCCGGCCTCGCGCATGGCGGCCGTCACGGCGCGTTCGCCCGCCGCGATCTCGGCCGCCATCATCGCGACGATGTCGGGATCGATGTCGAGCTTCAGTTTCACACAGGCCTCAGATCCACGGTCCAGACCAGCCGCTCGCGGTCGCGGACGGGCTCGCCCTGGATGAGGAAGGCATCGCCGTCGATCTCGATCCGGTCGCCGGGACGCGGGGTCGCCACCTCGGTGACGCGCAGGTCGATCCGCGTGGTCTCGGACCAGAGCCGCGCATCGCCGAAGTCGGAGATGACATCCGCGCGCCGGGCGACGACGCGCACCAGAACCGGCGCGCCGCCATCGGCGATGTAGACCGCGTCCCGGCCGATGTTCGGATCGGCGAAGAGCGCACCGACGGCGGCGGCAAAGGCGCTCATCAGAAGGCTGCGTTCAGGCGGACCCGGCCGATGGTGTCGCCCGCGCCGCTCGCCACCGCCTCGACGGCCACGCCGATGAGGGTGTTGTCGGTCGCGACCGTGGTGCAGCGCTTGTTGGTGTCGTCCCAATAGACCTTGGCGCCAACGGTCCAAGCCTGAGAGCCGACCTTGGTGATGTCGAACACGCCGACGAGCGCGGTCTCGACGGGTTCGCCGAGGGCGGCGTCTCCGGCGGCGATGCCGAAGATGGAGCCGACGAGCAGGCCGTCGCCCGAGGCGACGGCATAAGGCGCGGTCAGGGTGATGGTGTTGCCGGGCTGGACGTAGGTTTTCATGGGGAGGATCCTCGTGGAAAGACGAAGGGCGGCCCGATTGGACCGCCCGCGTTTCAGGGTTCAGGAAGCGCGGCTTACGCGCCCGGGTTCTTGTAGAGGCCCCGCCAGTCGATGGCCTTGGCGCCGAAGTCGAGGCGGCACTTGATCTCGACGCCGTCGACGTCGAAGCCGTTGCGCGTCTCTATGTAGGCGCCCTGCTGGCCCTCGAGATAGGCGTACTCGATGGTGTCGATCTGGTTCGGGCTCGCCGCCAGATACCAGGCCGTCTCGCTGGCGGCGTCGAGGCGCGGCTCGCTGATCGGCGCGAGGGTACGGATCGACTGCGGCACCACGCTGGACGTCGCGGCGGGCACGAGGTTCTGCGCGACCAGTTGCTCGGCCTTCAGCTCCAGCGAGGCGGGCACGATCAGGAAGGCGGGGCGGACGTTCAGCACCGTCTTCTTGTCGAGGCCGGTCTGCTTGGCCATCGCCGCGCGCGCCGCACCGACGCTGCTGACATCGAGCGCCGCGCCGGTCCCAGCGAGGTTCTTGTGGGTGGTGTGGAACAGCGCGTTGCCGTCGGCCATCGCCGGGTTGGCGGTGATGATGCCCCAGACCACGTCCGACTCGAGCTGCGCGATGGAGTTGCCGTACATCGCCGGGATGCGCGTGAAAGCGTCGAGATCGTCGTTGATCAGTGTCTGGCGGGTGATGGCGACCACCCGGCCATAGGTCTTGACCTTGTAGCTCTCCTTGCTCTCGCCCAGCGTCCCGCGCTTGAACTCGCCGCTTTCGCCGACCTCGAGCAACTGCGGCGCTTCGCCGAGTTGGACCCGGTGCATGGCCTTGAAGTCGGTGGCGAGCACCTGGCGGCAGAACAGCATGAAGGTGCGGGGATAGGCCTCGTAGGCCTGCCGCAGGGTCTTGTTGGTGACCGCCGACAGGATCTCGGGGAAGTCCGAGGTCGAATGCAGCGCCCGCGTCGCCACCTCGTCGCGCGAGAGGCCCCGCGTGTTGACTCCGGCATTGCCGAGGCTTTCGCGGGCGAGTTCCAGCAGCGTCATGCCGCGATACTGCCGGGCGGCGTCCTCCAGCTGGAACAGCGTCGGGCTGTAGCGGTGCAGCAACGCGTTCGCCACCGCATCGCGGCGGGTGATGTGTTCGTCCCGGCCGCCGAGCGGGACTGAGACATGGGGGAAGGTCCGGGTCTCGTCCGACTTGGCCGCGACCTGGTCGAGGATCAGGCGGCGGGACTCGTTGACGCTGACGCCGCGCTTGACCAGATCCTCGGCGAAGCCGCGCTCGAGGTTCAGCCGCCCGGCCAGATCGTAGATGGTCGAGACGCGGTCACGTTCGGCCTCGCGGGCGCGCGTCGCGACCGCTTCCGTGTCGGGCGCGGGAGTTGCCTGGGTCTTCGGCTGGCTGCGCGTCTCGCTGGCCGAGTCCTTCGGGTCGGGCGCAGCCGGTTTCGGCTCGGTCATGGGGGTGTCCTCGGTTTCGACCGGCTCGGTCGGCTGGGTGGTGGCGGGGGTCGCGGCGTCGCTCGCCGGGGTTTCGGTCTTGTCCGTCATCGGGATCGTTCCTTTCGTGATTGAAGGGGCGTCCCGGCGGTGAAGGACGCAGTCGTGAAGGGGATGCTGGGCGCGGAAGCCTGCGGCGGGGTCGGCGCCGACCGCGACGGCGGAGACCTCGAACGGCGTCCAGTCCACCGCGCGCCAAAGCTCGCGGGCGGCCTCGGGCTTCGAGACCTCGAAGCGGTGGACCTGGTAGCCGATGGAGACCGCGCGGATGTGCCCGGCCTGGATGTCGCGCCAGATCGGCTCGACATCGGCGCGCTCGCTGATCCGCACGAGCGCGATGCCGCGGCCGTTCTCGATCCGGGCCGAGCCCGGCACGACCGAGCCGATCACCGCGTCGAGCGTGTCGAGCTCGTGCACCTTCAGGAAGGGCGCGCCCGCGTTCAGCCGGTCGAGCCGGACATGGGCCGGGTCGAGGCTCAGCTCCTCGTCATAGGGCTCGCCGAAGAAGGTCGCGCGCCGGACGCGGGCCCCGGCCGACCAGATCACCTCGACGGTGCGGCTGTCAGCATCGGCCGTGTTCGGCGCAAGCTCCGCCGACCGGCGCATGGCCGGCAGTTCGATCATCGTGTCCATGAAGGTCAGTCCTGTTGGTCGGCCTGCGCCGGGTC